CCTAACTCGGATGAAGACACATTTGCTGTCATATGGAAAGAAGCAGAAAAGAAATATGATGAACACGGTAATGAACAAGACATAGGTGTAAATGGATTTCATTCTTTTACCTGTCATTGGAGCGAACATCCTGACAGAGACGAAAAATGGAAAGCAGAAGAACTTGGACGAATAGGTGAAGAAAGATTTCGTAGAGAATACGAATGTGAATTTTTAGTATTTGACGAAACACTTATTAATAGTATAAAACTGTCTACATTAGAAGCACAAGCACCATTAATGAACATGGGACAAACACGTTGGTTTAAAAAATTGCGTAAAGATTGTTCTTATGTTATAGGTTTAGATCCAAGCATGGGAACAGGTGGAGACTATGCAGCGATACAAGTTTTTGAATTGCCAAGTTATACTCAGGTTGCAGAATGGAGACACAATACAACTCCTATTACCGGCCAAGTAAGAGTTTTGAAAGATATACTAGATCACATTGCTACAGAAACAGATAATCCTCAAAGCATTTATTGGAGTGTTGAGAACAACAGTATAGGAGAAGCTGCACTTATTGTTATAAATGATTTTGGCGAAGAAAATTTACCAGGACTGTTCGTTAGTGAACCTATGCGTAAAGGACATGTTAGAAAGTTTCGCAAAGGATTTAACACAACACACGGAACAAAGATAAGTGCGTGTAGTAGGATGAAAACTATGTTAGAAAATGATAAAATGAATATTTCTTCAGCAGCACTTATAAGTGAATTAAAAGGTTTCGTTGCAACAGGCAGTACATATAAAGCAAAAGTTGGTGAAACTGACGATTTAATAAGTGCATTGCTATTAGTAATTAGAATAATGAGCGTATTAAAAGATTGGGATCCAAGGGTTTATAATACATTTAAAAGTATGGAAAACGAGGCTGATTACGAGCCGCCCATGCCCATCTTCATTAGCACTAACTATTGATAAATACTTATATGAAAAACTTAGACCTAATTGGTGAAGAACTTTTTAATAAAATACGTGGACGTTTTCCTAGTGTAACAATAGGAAACGAAGAAGGCCTAGTCACAAATGTACCTAATGAGGCTAGATTTTTTGACTTTGATTTCAAAGAAGGTGACAAAAATCTAGGCAAAGTAAGCGTAAGTGTTGACGAAAAAAGTTTAAACGTAATGTATAGTAATAATTTTATCGAAGGACAAGATAAATTTACAAAAGAAAAATGGTATGGGTTTTTAAAAGAATTGAGATATTTTGCTAAGAAAAGATTATTGAATTTCGATACAAGAAATATAACAAAATCAAATCTTAATAGAAGGGATTACAAATTTCTAGCTAGTAACTCTGGGGAACAAACAATGAGCGAATCAAAAATGTATGGAACAAGTAGAACAAGTTATCAAGATATAGGTAATGCTAGACTAGCATTGAAGCACAGCAAACCTGTAAATCAAGAATTAGCCGCAGGAAGAACGCAACATATTGAAGCAATTTATATTGAAAGTTCTAACGGTGAAAGATTTAAATATCCTTACCGACACTTAAACGGTGCAAGAGCAATGGCTATGCACGTAAGTGAAGGTGGCAACACTTATGATGAATTTGGCAAACATATTACAGGATTATCTGAAGAGCTATCAAAACTACGCAAGTTTAAAAATTACATGAATCGCTCAAGTGTAATGGCTGAAAGTCTTGCAGGTTATATGGATGCAGTAAACGAAAGAATCGAAACGGTTAAAAAGACAGTAGAAAATCTTCAAAAACAAGCTCGTTACAAAGAAGCATTTGAATCATATGAGCAAACAGTATATGAAGATGTTCCTGAGGAAGTAGCAAGTAATTGGATTGATCAATTAACTATACGCCAGTTCAATGAAGAATTAAAAGATGTATTTCCATATATCTACAGACTAGTCAACGAAAAAACAAAAGCAAAAGAACTAGGACCAGAAGATTTACTTGGTGAAGGATCAAGGGCAGATGATCTTGAAGATGCATACGAGAGAGGTGGTGAGAGTCAGTTAGCTCGTGCATTAGGAATTACTACAGATCAACTAGACGATGAAATTAATGAAGTTGGTTATGAAATGGGTCTACACGCAGATGATGACAGAGAAGACATCATTATGAGAATTATTGATAAACATGAAGGTGAAGATGGTATGGACGACTATGACGGACAACCAAGTTCATATGATGAGTATCAAGATCTACACGGTGGTGATGATTGGGATCATGGACAGTATGATTTTGATGGATTTGAATCATGGGCAAATGATGTTATTGAACAAGGATTAGAAGATGCACCAGTTGAAGAAATGCATGACGATCCAGAATACAAGGGTTGGTTAAAAATTTACACAAAGAATCCTGATGCAGCAGAAACACATCCAAAACATGCAGAATTTTTAAAATATTATCAATCACAAGAAAAAGAAGATGATGTAGATATCGAAGACGACAAACCTCAAGTTCCTGTAACTGAATTTGTATTATCATTGTTTGACAGAGAAACTGGACAATTTCCAAAAGGTGAAACAGCAGTGCTAACAGCGGTAGAAAAAGACTACGGCGAAAGATACATTAATGGCGCAAAAGAATTTATCGAAGCAATCAAACACAAGTTTGAAGAACATTCAATGAGACAAGAAGCAAGTGCAGAACACGATGCAGAAATGGATCATATGAGAGAATTAGCTGGTTTGACCAATTAATTCAAAAAACTAGCAGAAAAAGGTTGACTTCTGCTAAATATTATCGTATAGTATGTAATGTGCTATATGATATTAAGGCACAATGCAATAGGCAATATATAAGGAGGCAAAACTATGGCATCATTAGCTGAAATAAGAGCAAAACTAAAAGAGCAAGAATCACGCACAAGCGGTGGTTCAACAAGCGGCGGCGATAACGCAATTTTCCCATTTTGGAATATGAAAGAAGGCGAGACAAGTGTTCTACGCTTTTTACCTGATGGCGATGAGTCAAACACTTTCTTTTGGAAAGAACGTTTGATGATCAAACTACCATTTGCAGGAGTAAAAGGTGAAACTGATTCACGTCCTGTACAGGTACAGATTCCGTGTATGGAAATGTATGGCGAAACATGCGATATCTTAAATGAGGTACGTGCATGGTTTAAAGATCCAAGTCTCGAAGACATGGGTCGTAAGTATTGGAAGAAGCGTTCATACGTATTCCAAGGCTTTGTAACTGATAGCCCACTACAAGAAGATAAAACTCCGGAAAACCCAATCCGTAGATTTATTATTGGTCCACAAATTTTCCAAATTATCAAAGCGGCATTAATGGATCCAGACATGGAAGAATTACCAACAGATTATACTGCTGGTGTAGACTTCCGTCTTGCAAAAACAACCAAAGGTGGTTACGCAGACTATTCAACATCTAACTGGGCACGTAGAGAGCGTCCACTTGGTGATGCAGAAATGCAAGCAGTTAACACACACGGTTTGTTTAACTTGAGCGACTTCTTACCTAAGAAACCTACTGATGTAGAACTTAAGGTTATGAAGGAGATGTTTGAAGCATCTGTTGATGGCGAGGCTTATGATGCTGATCGTTTTGGTCAGTATTTCCGTCCAGCGGGTATGGCAGCACGTACAGGTGATCCAAATGTATCATCAACTAACGGTACTGCAACTTCAAGAACAGAAGCGCCAGCAGCAACTCCAGCACTACAAGCAGAAGCAACTCCAGCACCAGCGGCTGAGCCAGCACCTGCAGAAAGTGGTAATGCGCAAGACATTCTTGCAATGATCCGTTCAAGACAAAGTAACTAATAGCACAGGGAGGGAGCAATCCCTCCCATTTATTTGATAAGGAGATACTATGGCTAAATCGTTTGATCCGAGCAAGTTTCGGACACAACTAACAAAATCTATTTCAGGTATGAGTGCAGGATTTAATGATCCCACTGATTGGATTTCAACAGGTAACTATGCACTCAATTATCTTATCTCAGGTGATTTTCACAAAGGTGTACCTATGGGTAAGGTGACTGTGTTTGCAGGTGAGTCAGGCGCAGGTAAATCATATATCTGTGCAGGTAACATTGTAAAAGCAGCACAGGATCAAGGCATCTTTGTTGTACTAATTGATTCAGAGAATGCACTTGATGAAAGTTGGCTACACGCTCTTGATGTAGATACTTCAGAAGAAAAACTACTAAAACTAAACATGTCAATGATTGATGATGTAGCAAAAACTATTTCAACATTCATGACAGACTACAAAGCAATGGACGAAGAAGATCGTCCTAAAGTTCTGTTTGTTATTGATAGTTTGGGTATGTTGTTAACACCTACAGATGTTGATCAGTTTAATAAAGGTGATATGAAAGGTGATATGGGTCGTAAGCCTAAGGCATTGACTTCACTTGTTCGTAACACAGTTAATATGATTGGTTCGCACAATGTAGGACTTGTATGTACTAACCATACATATGCAAGCCAAGATATGTTTGATCCAGATGACAAAATCAGCGGTGGACAAGGCTTTATCTATGCAAGTTCAATTGTAGTTGCAATGAAAAAGTTAAAACTAAAAGAAGACGAAGACGGTAACAAAATCAGCGAAGTACGTGGTATACGTGCAGGCTGTAAAGTAATGAAAACACGTTACGCAAAACCGTTTGAAGGTGTGCAAGTTAAGATTCCATACGAGACAGGTATGAACCCTTACAGTGGACTTGTAGAACTTTTTGAAAAGAAAGGTCTGTTATCTAAAGATGGCAACAGATTAAAATATATTGATTCAAAAGGCGAAGAACACAAAGAATATCGTAAAAACTGGACAGGCGAATTGCTCGATATGGTAATGTCAGATCATGTTAATATTACTGATGAAAAGGTAAATATCCAAGACGACATAGAAGAACCAATCGAGGAGCCTGTTAATGGATGAATCACAAATTGTTGATATTTGGACAGTATTTAAGGATAACATTGACAAGAAAAATATTGAAGTTGTTGCAGAACGCTACGTTGAAGTCTGTGCAGATTATGGCGCAGACGATGAACATTTTAAAAACGCACTTGGCAACTGCAATGATCTTGACAATGCAATTAACTACTATCTTGATGTTGATAATGACTCATACGATGACGAAGAAGAGGACTGGTAATGGGTTGGTATAGTGAAATATCTAGAGATATTTCTAAGATTCCAGACGCAGTAGCACACTTTGAGTCAGAACTTTCTGAAGCTCGTAAGGAAGTAAAACTACACGGCAATGTAGAACGAGCCGCGGCAGAAATGCCCGGCATTGTCGAACACCGCTTCAATCAACTGCAAGAAATTGAAGCAATCCTGAACTACTTAAATATTGAACTGCGTAGATTGCGTAGTTCGTTTTTTAAAAAATATCTTGAAAACTATCAACGAGCTCTGTCAAGCCGTGACGTTGAAAAATACGTTGACGGCGAGGCAGACGTTGTTGACTACGAAAAGATTATTAACGAGTTTGCACTAATGCGTAACAAATGGTTAGGTGTTCTCAAAGCACTTGATCAAAAGCAGTGGCAAATTACAAACGTGGTTAAACTTAGAGTAGCAGGGATGGAAGATGCCACGTTATAACATACTAGTAGGATGTGATCAAACTTATTACGATGATTGGGCCATACATCTAGTACGAAGTATAAAATATTTTAATCCTTGGATAACCTGTCATGTCCATGTTGTAAATCCTACACATATAGAAAAAGTTAAAGGTGTAGAATATACAAGTGAACAAAGAGAGTTTGTAAATGACACTGCTAGAATAGGTTATCTACAAGCAGTTAGATTTTTAAAAGTAGCTGAAAAGTTTAGCGACAAAGATCTGGTTATGACACTAGATGCAGATACTATTTGCACAAGAAAAACTACACCTGAAAAATTTATAGAAGTAGCAAAACGAATAACAGTATTACGACATCTTAAAGACAAACACTGGTTAGCAGGGCTAGTTACTTACGGACATCCCGGATTTGCTAAAGACTTTGCAGATAGACTTTTAGCAAAACCATTTGATCAATGGGCTCCTTTTCATGATCAAAATGTACTATACGAATTAAGTAAAGAATATGATTTTCACGAACAACCTCCAAAACTATATTGGATGAGTATAGGTAAAAACGGAAACCAAAGTGTGTTTCTAACCTTAAAGGGCAAACAGAAAGAGAAAGATAAGTATCTTAATACATACAAAAAATTTATAGTTAGGGACATTTAATGTTAGAAGAACACTTAGGGGGTCACAACGGCCTTACACATTTAGACGAAGGTGCACTTGATTGGTTTAAGAATCTTGGTCACAAAAGTTTTTTAGATATAGGTTGTGGACCAGGCGGCATGGTAGAACTTGCAGAACAAAAAGGGTTTTATGTGTTAGGCATTGATGGCGACCATACTCTAGAAAGATACAATCCAAAAAATTTTATTCTACACGATTTTACAACAGGACCGGCACCTGTAAATGAAATATTTGATATTGGTTGGAGTGTAGAATTTGTCGAACATGTTTATGAAAAATATATTCCTAATTATGTGCAAGCAATGCAAAAGTGCAAGAATCTTGTTATGACACATGCTGTCGTTGGCCAGACAGGATATCATCATGTAAACTGTCAAGACCCACCATATTGGATTAACACTATGAAGAACTATGGTTTTAGATTAGATCAAACACTAACAAACCAATTGCGTAGAGTTTCTACAATGGGTAAAAAGAAGAAACACAGATTCTTGGAAAAAACAGGAATGTATTTTGTAAATGAAAAACTCTGAACCATTAATTGTTGCAATCAAAGAAGCGTATAGAAATCATCCTATCATAGGAGGAGACAATGTTGTACTAGCTGACTGGTCAGATAAAGATACAATTAATAGTGCTGATATTTTTTTACAAAGTAACATACTAGAACAAAAACGTCAAAAAAAATTAGGTCATATCTACGAATACATAAGGTACAGCGGCAAGCCATACATATGCGCAGAGTCAGCAGTGTTCAGAAGAAACATGCCTAACTATCCAAATCCTAGAGCATATCATAGATTCAGTTGGTGGAGTTATTTTCATGACGAGGGCGAATACAATGTAAAAGATTGTCCTCAGGATCGGTGGAATAGAGTACAGTCAGAACAGAACATAGAAATCAAAGATTGGCACCAACCTGGTGATGCAATATTATTACTGCTTCAACGACCAGGAGATAGTAGTTTAAAAAACTTATTAAAAAAGCATAAGACTTATGATGCGTTTCTTTCTCACACATTAACAGAAATACGCAAGTACACTGATAGAAAAATTATTGTAAGACTTCATCCCGCCCGTATTGAAAGACAGTTAGAAATAATCGATCGCTGCCATCTAAAAAACTTTGAACTAAGTCAAAATAATACAGGCGCGGGTTTACTAAACGGCGGTGACGGATTGTATCAAGACTTTAATAGGGCTTGGGCTGTGATTGGATTCAACACTAACGCACTAACTGAAAGTGCTTGTGAAGGAATACCTACATTTAGTTTATGTCCAAGTTCAATGGCTTGGCCAGTAAGTAATAAAAGTTTATCAAAGTTAGAAAAACCAGATGTTTTTGATCGCCAACAATGGCTTAACAATCTTGCATATTGCCAGTGGCGTACAGACGAAATAGAACAAGGGTTACCTTGGCAACACCTTAAAAGTTTATACCCTGCTGTAATTGATAGAAATCCTTATGTGATAAAATGAAAAAAAGAAATTGGATTAACAGATGGAATGAACAAGGTCATATTGATCATAAATTCCAAATGTATGAAATTATACTGAAATATTTAAAACATCCGCCCGAATCTTTACTTGATATAGGATGCGGATTAGCTCTTGAAAGTGAATTCTTTTTTACAAATCATAAAACAAATTTGTTTCTACTTGACGGAGATTTTGAACCCACACAAGAAAAGTTGCGTGAAATAAAATACGGATCAGTTGATAGTTTTAGGTTTTATAATACAATTACAGATCTAAAAAATTCTTTTGACAAAAGACAACTGTCATATACATTTGTAGACGCAAATAATATTGACTTGCCCGATCATTTAAAATTTGATTTAATATATAGCAATCAGAGTTGTGGATACCATTATCCAATAGAAACATACAAAGAGTTAATACAAGCACATAGTCACAAAGATACAACAGTGATACTAGATCTTAGAAAACATTTCAAATATGATAACATTACAATAAAAAATATACTAGTAGAAAGTAGAAAATTTATTAAAGCCGAAATTGAATTTATGTAAATATATATATGTTGGGAAAATTAAATCATGGAAGAACTTAACATCGAATTTGGTTGCGGTGAATTACCTAGACAATCAACTTATAAAACCTGTGATATTAGAAACCTGCCAGGTATAGACTATGTATGTAAAGCCTGGGAAATAGATAAACTTGTTGCTGAAAATAGTGTAGATAACATTTATTCTCGTCATTTCTTTGAACATCTTACATTTGCACAAGGAGAGATTGTCTTAACAGTGTGGTATAAAATATTAAAACCTAAAGGCAAAATTCTTATGTTGCTACCAGATTTAGATTTTCATGTTAAGCAATGGTTAGATGGAACAGATACAGAACATGCTTGTGCTGGATTATTTGGCTGGCAGAGAGGTGAATTAGAAGATTTATGGGATGTACACAAAAGCGGTTACTCTTTTGAAACTTTAAAAAAAGCATTTGAAGATGCTGGATTTGTTAATTTTTCCAGACACAAAGCATCAAAAGAACATTTGAAAATTTCTGCTTTCAAACCGGAATAATTTTGAACCATTAACTGCGCACATAAATATATGCATGAAAAAGATTGTTCTAGTCACTGGAGGCTTTGATCCTTTACATAGTGGTCATATAGCCTTTTTTAAAGCTGCAAAGGCTTTAGGCAACGAATTAGTAGTTGGCCTAAATTCAGACGATTGGCTTACCCGAAAAAAGGGTAGACCCTTTATGCCATTCAAAGAAAGACTTGAAGTTGTAAAAAATATTTCTTTA